ACATACATAACTTTGATCCTGAGAAATCCAAAAATCCTTTTGCTTACTTTACGCAGATTATACATTATGCGTTTCTCAGAAGAATTCAAAAAGAAAAAAAACAATTAGATATTAAAACAAAAATTATTGAAAAGAGTGGATTTGATGAAGTTATGAATGTTGATGATACAGCATTATCTGGAAGTGCTTCTGATTATAACACAATTAAAGATAATATTCAGTATCGCAAAAATAATAGATGATTAATTTTTTACTGGAAAATCATGAATTCCTTGGCAATCATTCTATTCCTGAGTTTATTGTGGGTTATATTTTCGCTGCAGCACTTATCATTGGTGCACCTGTAGTGTTTCTAATTATTTCATTTATGTCGGCACTTATGAAAACTAGTGGTAAGATGACAGGGTATAAGGAATATGAACAGTATGGTGAGTCATCTTGTAATGATGCTCCACCTTTTATATTACCAGACCCAACAAAGAAATGAAATTAGGATTGGTTGCAATTATTTTTATTGTATTTTTACATTTAATAGGTATATCTGTGTCAGAATTTCACACAAACCCAAATAATAATGAAATTTTATGGAGAGATGAATGAAAGTCGCTATAATAACTGATACTCATTATGGTGCCAGAAAGGGTTCAAAGCATTTTCATGATTACTTTGAACTATTCTATCGTGATGTTTTCTTTCCATCTTTAGAAGAGCATCAGATAGATACTGTTATTCATATGGGTGATATATTTGATAGTCGTAAGGCAATTGATTTGCAAAGTTTAGAGTGGTCAAAAAGAGTTGTATTTGAACCATTAAAAAAATATAATGTTCATGCGATTGTAGGTAATCATGATTGTTACTATAAAAATACTAATTTTGTTAATTCTCCAGAATTGCTTTTAAATGATTATTCTAATATTCAAATGTATTCATCTCCTTCGGAAATAAATGTAGATGGATTAGACATTTTACTTTTACCATGGATCAATTCTCAAAATATTGATGATACTAAAAAAATAATTGACAATACAAAAGCAAAGGTTGCTATGGGACATCTTGAATTAAATGGATTTATGGCAACTCGTGGTCATTACATGGAAAATGGTACGGATGTTAGTCTTTTTGATAAGTTTACTAGAGTATTTTCTGGTCATTTTCATACTAGATCAAATGATGGAAAAATATATTACTTAGGTAATCCATATGAGATGTTCTGGAATGATGTAAATGATCCAAGAGGATTTACTATTTTTGATACAGAAACCCTTTCTCATATTTCAATTAATAATCCTTATAAATTATTTTATAACATATATTATGAAGATACTAATCATAAATTATTTAATACGACTGAATATAAAAATAAAATTGTAAAGATAATTGTTCGTAAAAAATCAAAACCAAAAGAATTTGAAAAATTTATTGATAAACTTTATGCTTCTGGTGTTCAAGATTTAAAAATTGTTGAAAATTTTCAAATTCAAGAAAGTGAAGATTTTGAAGTTAATGAGGAGGAAAATACTCTTTCAATTTTAAATCGTTATATTGAAGAATCTGAATTTAATTTAGATAAAAATATAATTAAAAATATATTTCAAAATATTTACAGGGAGGCTTGCGAAGTAGAATAATGTTTCTTCTTACTCTTACAGATAGCAAAAATGAAGGTGCTTATGCAGTTCAGGATTCTGATGGGGATAAAGTATTATTTCTTTTTGAACATGAGGATGATGCCCAAAGATATGCTATGATGTTAGAAGTTGACAATAGTCCTGATATTACTTCTAAAACTATGGATGTTATTGAAGTTGATGATAAGTTGGCTATAAAAACATGTAAAATGCATAATTACAAATACGCTGTAATTACCCCAAATGATATTGTAATTCCTCCTAAAAATGATAAAATTTAAGAAAATTAAATATAAAAATTTCTTAAGCACTGGACAACACTGGACTGAAATAGATTTTTTAAAATCTAATACTAATTTAATTATTGGTGTAAATGGTGCTGGTAAATCTACCATGTTGGATGCACTTACGTTTGTGTTATTCAATAAACCATTTCGTAAAATTAATAAGTCTCAATTGATAAACTCAACAAATGAAAAGGATTGTTGTGTTGAAGTTGAATTTGATATTAGTGGGAGAGAATATCTAGTTAGAAGATCAATTAAACCAAATTTATTTGACATTGAAGTTAATGGTAATCCACTTAATAAACAAGCTGATGATCGAAATAATCAAAAAATATTAGAAGAAAATATATTAAAAGTAAATTATAAATCTTTTACTCAAATTGTAATATTGGGTAGTAGTAGTTTTGTTCCTTTTATGCAATTATCTACTAATAATCGTAGAGAAGTCATTGAAGATCTTTTGGATATTCGTATTTTCTCTGCTATGAATAATATTATTAGGGAAAAATTAAGAGTTCAGAGGGAAAATTTAAGGTCTTTAGAATTAAAAAAAGATAATTTAAGTGATAAAATATCAATGCAGAAAAATTTTATCAAAGAATTGGAGCATCAAGGAAAGAATAATATTGCAGAAAATCAAAAGAAAAAAGATAATTTAGGTAATGAAGTTTCTGTTCTGATAATGCAAACTGAGGGACTAGAGGATAATGTATACGGTCTTTTAGAGGAGCAAAAAAAACTTACTAATGCAGGAAAAAAGTTACTAAAACTTAACAATCTGAAGGGTAAATTATCTAATAAGGTAACAACTCTTACTAAAGAACATAAGTTTTTTAAGGATAATGTATCATGCCCTACATGTGGTCAAAACATAGAAGAAGAGTTTCGATTAAATAGAATTACTGACGTTCAAACTAAAGCTAAGGAACTTAAGAAAGGTTATAAAGACCTTGAAGAGACCATCAAAAAAGAGCAAGACCGAGAACGTCAGTTTCAAAAAATATCAAAGGAGATTATTAAACTCAACAATGACATTTCTAAAAACAATACTAAGATATCTGGTTGTCAACGACAGATCAGAGATTTGGAATCAGAAATTCAAACTATTACCGAACAGTTTAAAAACAGAAATACTGAACATGAGAAATTAGCAGAGTTTAAAGTAAATTTCCAAAAAACATTAGAAAATTTATCTTCTATAAGAGAAGAAATGACCAATTATGATTTTGCATATTCACTTTTAAAAGATGATGGAGTAAAAACAAAAATAATTAAAAAATATCTTCCATTTATAAATCAACAGGTAAATCGTTACCTACAGAAAATGGATTTTTATATTAATTTTACTTTAGATGAAGCTTTTAGCGAAACTGTAAAGTCACCAATTCATGAGGATTTTTCATATGCTTCATTTAGTGAAGGTGAAAAGATGAGAATTGACCTAGCACTACTTTTTACATGGAGAGAGGTTGCTAGGGTAAAAAATTCTGTAAATACAAATTTACTAATTATGGATGAGGTATTTGATAGTTCTCTTGATGGATTTGGAACAGAAGAATTTCTTAAGATTATTAGATATATAATAAAAGATGCTAATATTTTTATTATATCTCATAAGTCAGATCTACATGACAAATTTGAAAGTGTCATAACCTTTGATAAAATTAAAGGATTTAGTAGTATAGTAAAATGAAATTCCGATTTCCTAAAAGAAAATTATACGTTCTTGCTCTACGTCTTCAACGTTGGCCAGTAACATGGTGGGATGAGAAAGTAGAAGCAAAACGTAAGAAGGAGGAACTTCGTAAAAAAAAGATTGAATCACTCTACCCCAAAAAGAAATGAAACTACCTAACTGGCAACATCATTCTAAAAAGGAAAAAAAACGTCACCTTAAACCACAGGCACTGCGTTCTGCAAAAGTCAGACGTAGACAGTTGATAAACCGTCTACTAAACCCCACCAAGCGTGGGGTTTCGTCGTATAATAGGTTCATAAGCAAAAATACAGATGACAGTTAAACACGAAATCAAATCCCAACTTGCTAAACTTCTTGCTACAGAAGATCTTATTGTAGAAAACAAGAAAGTAAATACAGCATCATTCAATGTCCATACTCGTGTTCTCACACTTCCACAATGGGATAGAGCAAGTAATAATGTATATGACACATTAGTTGCTCATGAAGTCGGTCATGCACTCTATACTCCAGATATAGATTGGTTAAAAG